GAACAATAAGAAAGTCATCATTTATTTCATTCTTCAACCACTTACTGAATCTTTTTCTTTTCCTTAATGATGTTCTTAAATAATCAAACTGACACTTATTGTTGAGATTGTTTAATTTGTTCATTACATTTGCATGAAAAAGAGTATCTGGAAAATAAGACAAACATCTGTTGATAACGAATGGACTATAGCCTCTCTCGATAGTCTCATCTTCAGTATCCATGAGAGGTTCTTTTGTGTGGTTTATACTATTGAGATAATCAGTCAGTTTCATCATGAACCACTGCAACTACATCTTCTCTGCGAATCACATCAAATTCTGCATGAGTGCCAATTCTAGAACGAGCATCATAAAGTACAGAATCCCCTACATTATAATTTACTGATGTGATATTACCACCAGAATCAGGAATTCCTTGTCCCATTGACAATATCTTTGATTCTGAAAAGGAACTGTCTAGAACTTGGCTCCTTTTAATGATGATACCACTATCTGTGGTTTCTTCCTTTTCGTAATCCACCTTTTCTAGAATTAAATAATTACCTTGTGCTAATACTTTACTCATTTAAATTCACACTCCATCATAAGTTCTACTAAACATGCCACTAAATTTATTTCAAGATCTGCTACAAATGCAGACTTGTATTGATATTCCCCTAAAATTAGGATTCCTTGAGGTATGGAAGACGATTCCATATATTCATATAAATTGTCATATATCTTCCTGAACAATTCGGACGGTGAATTGTCTATGTTGGAAACTGCCCATTTTCTAACCGACGAAAAGTCCTTAGACTTCATAAAACTGATAAGATCTTTAATTTGAATCTCACCAATTTGGGTTAAAATACCAACATCAATTGTTCCTGCAACAGAATATCTTTGAAGTTCATTGATAATCCTTCTGAAATCAGGAAAATGTTTATTTATTAATTCTGCCAAAACTGGCTCTTCAAACGAAACTTCCTCAGAATTTAATATATCACTCACTCTTCCAAGAAGTTCTGTTGCAAGAGAAGGTTTTTCTTTGCTTGGAATTTTAAATTCTATCACAGTACATCTTGAATGTAGAGGTTCTATGATTCTGTTTTTAAAATTACAAGTAAGAATAAACCTACAATTTTCACTAAATTCCTCAATGAACCCCCGCAATGCAGGTTGTGTAGATTGAGCGTTTGAATAATCAAACTCATCTAAAATGACAACCTTCTTTTGTCCAGACATAGAAACTGTGCTTGCGAAATTACGAATCCTTGTTCGTAGAGTATCGATGTTTCCATCTTCTGAACAATTAATCATAATATACTCTGCGTCCAATTCATTACAAAGAGCCTTTGCAATTGTGGTTTTACCGCAACCTGCACCACCAGACAAAAGTAGATTTTGTAAATTCCCATTTTTGACCATATCCACAAACATAGTTTTTATGGATTTTGGTAAAATGCATTCATTTATAATCCTTGGACGATACTTCTCTACCCAAAGATATTCTTTCGCATCATTCATATAATGTTCTCCAAAGATACATTATAAGTGTTCCAGAGTTCTTCGTCAATCATTTCATTGATCATAATCTCAAAAGAATATTTAGGCTTCCAGCCCAACTTTTCTCGGAGTTTTGTGGAATCACCTTTTAAATCTTCTAATTCTTCTGGACGAAGATACTTTTCGTCAAGAACAACATAATCTTCATAATTCATATCAAGAGTATCAAACGTATATCTACAAAGATCACGAACAGTATGAGAGATTCCAGTTGCACAGGTAAAATCATCTGCATGAGTGTGTTGAAGAATCATCCACATTCCCTCAACATAATCTTTCGCGTGACCCCAATCACGGCTTGCGTCAAGGTTTCCCATTGCTAATTCTTTTTGCTCACCCATCTTGATTGCACATGCACCTTTGACTACTTTACTCGTTACGAAGTTAGAACCCCGACGAGGCGATTCGTGGTTGAATAAAATACCATTTGATATAAACATGTCATAAGAATGACGATAATTTCTTGCAATGTTATAAGCAAACACCTTAGCACAACCATAAGGACTCACGGGGCGCATCGGTGTAGTTTCTCTTTGAAACCCATCATCATCAATACAATTACCAAACATTTCAGAAGAAGATGCTTGATAAATTCTAGCATCTGGACAAACAAGGCGACATGCTTCAATAACATTCAGAACACCAAGTCCAGTGGTAGTAGCAGTATAGATTGGAATATCAAAACTGATACGAACGTGTGATTGCGCCGCTAAATTGTATACTTCGTCTGGTTCAACTTTTTGTATAATACTTATCAGTGATGATAAATCAGTCAAATCACCATAATACAAATGTAATTTATCAAATACAGAATCAAGTCTTGCTGTTTGATTTTCTGCCACCGAATTTCTCTTGAGGATACCATGAACTTCATATCCTTTCTCCAAAAGAAACTCTGCTAGGTATGACCCATCTTGGCCATTGATTCCTGTGATCAGTGCTTTTTTCATTTTCTTGCGTCCTCATAATTTTCAATAAACCAATCTATACTTTTCTGTAAACCCATTTCAATAGGAACAAATTTATAATCAGGAAGAAGACCTTTTAGTGTTATGTTGTTTGACGGTTTTCTTAACTGTCCATCCATTCGTTGATTGAATATAATATTACCTTCAAATTCCATTCTCCATGCAATCTCTTGTGCAATTGTTGCAATATTAATCTCTTCGTCTGGAGAAATGATTAATGGTTCTGAATCATTATAATTTTCCAGAACCCATTGAGTAATATGTCCAACATCCTTTGAGTAAATGAATTCACGATACGCTTTACCAGTTCCCCATATTTCAAAATTTGTATTATCTCTTTTTGCTAAATAACATTTATGGATCAAGGAAGGAATCACATGTCCAGAATCCAAATTGTAATTATCATGTGGTCCGTATATGTTACAAGGGATTACAGTGACAAAGTTGCAACCGTACTGGTCCCGATATGCTCTGCTCTGGACCTCTAACATCCTCTTCGCATAAGCATATGCATAATTAGAGGGATGGGGTTCTCCAAGATGAATCTGACATGGAGTGAGTGGATAAATTGCATCGTCTGGAAACACACAAGTTGATAAAAATGACACAACCTTCTTTACACCTGCAACCCTCGCTGCTTCAAGAACGTTAGTGTTCATCACCATGTTCTCGTAGTAGAATTCCCCAAGATGTTCCGAGTTGGCTTTGATACCACCAACCTTCGCAGCACAATGAACAATGGAGTCAATATGATTCTCCGTAATATAATTCACGACAGAATCTAAATTCATTAAATCTACATCGTATCTTGTCGGTTTGAATTCAGAATCTATTGTCGACCCAACAAGACCTTTACCACCTGTTACTAATGTTTTCATGAATCACCCGTTGTATTTAGAATCTGATTCTAAAGCAATCCAATAATTAAGATCTTGATTATCCTTCTTGAAATTACTAATGAATCTATCACTGATAGAAACTTCATAATTCCCAGATATCATTTTTAAATTTTCCACTTTAAAATAAAACTCAAAATCGTGATCATCATGCGGCAATTGTCCAACTTCTATTGAATAATAATTGCTACTAGGATCAGATTTATCCACCACCGAAAGTTCAAGAGAGTTTCCATCACTCCGAAGAACCAAATCGGGTAATTGTAAAACAGAAGAGGCTCTTTGCAATTCAGTAAAATGCGATTCTGTTAGATCAAACACCACAACAGGATCAGGCATCTCTATGTTTTTGTTTACTGTAGTCAATAATCTTGGTTCAGAATAGTAATACTTGACTTCTGATTTTCCAGAATCATCTTTAATAAGTACATATTTCTCATTGAATTCAAAATCAGGATCAGTAAACAAAGAAACTGTACCTAAAAATTTATGCAAGTCCCAAATACCAAATTCAACATCAAAATCTTCTGATACAACACATTCTGCCATAACATTTTTTACTGGAGAAATTGTTTTCAAAACACTGCCTGGTCTTACCAAGATATTTGAATTGATTGTTGAAAAATTCTTTAGAACATTTAGTGTTGTTTTTGATATTTTAGTAACTGCTGCAACTTTAGTTGTCATAATATAATTCCTTTTGTATCACCAATTATCACCGTGAAGATCATCGTATAAATCAGGATCCACTTCACCATTCAAAAGATCAGTTAGATTTTTTTTATCTATATTTCTTCTTTTTTTTCTCTTTTGTTTTCTCATACCGCTGGTTTGCATACGCTGTCGTGGTTCATTTTTGTTATCTCCTTCTGTATTATTATACTCTCTATTTGTGTCGTTCACAATCTAAAACTCCTCTATATGTGAAATTAATTGTTTAAGTTTATTGTTTATAA